TAATAAAAAGATTAAATGGAAAGTCGTTTTATATAATAAAAAATATTTTATTTAATTTGTGATTGTTGCCACTCTTTATATTGTCTAAGATATTCATCAAAGCAACTATGTTCATTAGTTCTATGTCTTTCACAGAAATATTTTTTTTCTGCATTAATAATCCAACCACCTTCATTAGACATCATAGGTTTATCGCACATTAAACAAGTGCCACATTGAATAGACACATTTTTTCTTGCTTCAACCCAAGTTTTTTTTCTTGCCATTTATATCCAATTAATAATTTTAAATGTTAAATAAAGAACTATAAAAACAAACATAGCCATCATGTGTGTATCAAGAGGATGATGCTTCACATTTGTAACTGTTCTTTTAATTCTCTAAATTCTTGGTGTATTGTTTTTTCTGGTGTCCAAAATCTTCTGCCTGATTGTTTTAATCTACGATGATGTATAACTGTAGAATGATCTATATTTAACATTCTACCCAAATGAGATGGTGATGCTCCATATACTTCCACCATAAGATTAATAATAATACTTCTTGCTCTTACCAAAAATTCAAATCGTCTTTCACCTAACACCTCTTGTTTATTAACTTCATACTTAATACAAACTTTATTAACTACAGCATCAAGTGTTTGAGGGTAAACTTTTTTTCTTTCTATTGTTAAACCACTTTTCTTTTCTTCAAATCTTTCTTCTCTATATTTTAATCTTAGTAATTGATGTTCTATTTTTGCTTTGGTTTGTTGTGAAGACACACGATAGCCATTTTTAAATCCTGTTTTATAAATTAAAAGTTCTCTTCGTGTTAGTTCCCTATACATAGGAGCTTTCATTGCCTGCTTTAATTGTGTAAGTGTTTTCATTTGCGTAGTATACCCTTCTGTTGTTTGCACAACCTTTTGTTGTTTTTATAATTATGTAATTAATAAGACAGTTAAGCTCTCATTAATTGCTCTTGTGTGTCTACTACTTTTCTACCAAGTCTAATACTATCTTGGTGATACTTTTCAGCTTTAAGTTTTGCTTCAAGATATTTCTTATGCTTTTTCTCTTGAAGGTCTCTCAGCTTTTGTAGACGCATCCTGATTTCCATCAGCATCCTCCTTCACTTTTGTAAAGTCCCATTTTATATCTGTTACCTTTACTTCTACTAACTCTCCCTCATTTGAGGGGTTGGCAGCTTTCTCAACGGAATCAAATTTTTCTATATGTTTGAAACTTGCATTTCCGTGTCTTGTTCTTATAACCTTTTTGGCAGATTTGTCAATCATTGTAATCCCTTTCCAGTATAAATTGTAGATTTTGTATAGCTTTTAGTATATCCTCTTTGCCGTTTTTAAATGAATGTCTTGAAACATATTTAATTACGCAACCCTCAGCAAACTGCATACGATTTGCTTGTATATATTCAATAGGTTGGATTTTAAAATGATCTTTATAATGTGATCCACCTACCTGTTGTTTGGGACTTTTCAAAAAATTATTGCTCCTAATACAAATCCTGCAAGAAACCAAAGAATTTCTTGTCTATAATGTAAAGACCATATTTCAAATTTTTCTATATATTTTTTCATAATTTAAAGGGGTCTCTGTGGGGAGGAAAACAACTAATGAAAAAGTCAAGGGTGATGACTAAAACTCCCCACAAAGATGTCAAAATTATTTAAAATCCTGACTGTTTATTACTACCATAAGCAACATTTTT